GTTCTCGTCCTTAGTCCGGGAACAAACCACTTTTACGCCGTGTCGCTCTAACTCGTCCTTACAAGTGAGTAACGTTTGTAAATTGATATCCTTTTCCTTTAACCCGTTCGCCGTAGCTCCACGATCGGATCCGCCGTGTCCGGCGCTTAAAAATACTTTCTTTTCCATGACTTCGACCTCCGCCTTATCAAATTTCATTAACTCGTATCTTTCGATCAAATTAATTAATTTTTCGGTATACGTCGGGGACGTCGCGTAACCGTCCTCTTTGATCTTGCGACACGCTTCCTTATAATCGGTCTCTCCGATCAAATTCGCGCACCTGGACTTACCGGATAAAAAGGCTCCATGATCCGCGATACTCTCCGCCCACGAGTTATAGGCTCGAAAGTCCGCCATTACGGTTATATATTTCCCGTCGATATACTCCTTTGTTTCTTTGGTGTATTTCTTACCGGTCCAATTCGACGCCTTAATCCCGAAAAGAGCTTTACCCTTAACCGCTAACTCGCTCGTACCGAATCCGCTCTCGAGTATTGCTTGCGCGATAGTGAGAGACGCGAGGATCCCGGTCTTTTTCATATCGGCGATCGCATGAGGAGCGACATACGCGATAAACTCACTACTTAACATAAGATTAACCCTCTTTCTTTCCGTTCTTACTGTCTCTTAACTGGATTAATGTCTCCTTTAACTTATCCGGTATCGGGATAAATTGAGACGCATTTTCGAGGAGAGAGATAGCTTCATTACATACAAAAAAGATAATCACGATCTCACGTAACGGAATAGTATTACCGATTACACTCTCCGCGACTACCGCCGTCGCTACGACTACAAAAATAAGAGTCTTTCGGATCAAACCCTTAAACCCGACCGCGCTCGAGAGTGTCTTAGTATAGATCGCCTTAAGGATCCCGGTTACGTAATCCAGGATAATTAAGGTAACGAGCGCCTTAAGAATTACGTCCCAACCCCCGAGAGCGTTACATAAAAAACCGCCGACGATACCGCCGACGATCGAGATCCAATTAAAAATTTTGTCAATCATAAATTTTTTCCTCCTTTTCTGTTAAACTCCGAGTACGTATCGCATAATAAACCGATTGTTTTCGAATTTAATCCCGGTCGCGCCCGTACCGGTTAAATTGTTATTAGCGTGTCCCTTAATTTGCGTATCGTTAAGATACAAATATTTAGCTCCGCAATACTCAAAAGAGCTATGAGACATAAAAAAGTTCATACCTAATCCCGGGTGTTGAGCTACTACGTATTTAGGGACAAAGAACGACGAGAAATTATCATTTTGAGCCACGCCGTCGCCAATCCTACTAAATACGATTACGATCCCGTTAACCTGGTCGCTAATTTTTTCGGATAACTCCGCTATATGTCCGGCCGTCATATACCAAGTTCCGGACCATAGTACCTTACTCGGATAGCTCGAATATAAAGGGAGATTAAACTCGATACCCTCTTTCTCGCATACCTTACCGAACGCGATACCTTTTCCGCTCGAGTGGAAATCCAGTAACGTAAAGGCCGTCGGAGCTTCGATATCGTGAGTAAGACTCCTAAAATAATCCGAGATCTTTAACCGGATCGTATAAGTCATATCCGGATTAATGATACCGGCCGGGATAAGAGTCGTATTTGCCGTGTATACGCTACCGCTTAACAACGTCGTAAAAGTGGTACCGTTCGCCGGTTTCATGGAGATAGTAAAACTCTTATCGTTTTTATTATTAACCGGGGAAATATTGAACGCGTACGAGATTAATAAATTACTTCCCTCGTCGTTCGGTGTGCCGTCGCTATTCGCTCGAATTACCGAAAACTTAGTAATAACCGGGTTCTCGTAATCGACTACGTTTACCGATTTGGTAGTCGTCGCGGATCTCCCTCGACTATCCTTAACCGTCACCGTAAAGGTTAACGTACCGGCGGTCGTGATACTACTAACCGTAAAAGATTTTCCGGCGTAAGTTTTTCCTCCGGCTTTGGTGGAATAGCTCGAGATCGTGCTTCCTTGCGCTCCGGAGGCGGTAATAACGACGGACAAACTACTTTTACCCTTAACGACTCCGCCCATTTTCTCGTATTGAGCGGAGTTAGTGTCGGTAACCGCTACGCTTCCGATCGTAGGTACGACGCTCGCCGGTACGCGGACCGTAATAACCAAACTCTTAGAGCCGATCTTTGTACTACCGTTATAAGTCTCACAAATAATCGTTAACTTACCGCTCGTCGCGTTCGGGATCTTGCTCGCGAGTGATAACGGGATCGTCCATGTTCGGGACGTCGCTACACCGGTCGCAATAGTTCCGGAGGCTCCGCCGAATGAGTATTTAAGCGTATGGGTAAACGCGCTACTCGCTCGAGGAGTCGAGATCGTAACACTTTCTCCGAGATTGACGTCCGAATCGTTTACACTCGGCGTCGTCGCTCGGGGAATAGTCGTTAACGCCTGGTTATACGATTGTTCTTTCGAGTTAACCTGGCTATGATCGATCCACGCGCTCGTATTTAACGTTTTGGTTCCGTCCGCGTTATGCGAGATAGTAAGAGTCTTACTAAATAACACGATACCGCTCGACGTAATCTTATCGTCGGAGGTAACACTCGCCGAGTACGTGGTCCCGTTGATCTTACAGTAAACCGTACCGGTTCCGTAGGTCGTGTATCCGGTATTTGTACGATAAAACCTAACCGAGACCGTTACGTTCGACGTATTCCCGGCGACGTTTTGCGAGTTTTGCGTTATCGTGATCTTGTACTTAATATTCGAGTTATCCGTAGATAAAGCGCCACTTGTCGCCATACGTTAACCTCCTATCTTTTTAAAACTTAAATTCCCATTCGCTCGCGGAAAATACGCGAAATTACCGATACGTAACGAGACGAGGATCTCCGCGTCGGTAATATAGAGTTTTTGGTTACTAAAATACGCAACCTCTGAACCTCCCTCCAGGATCGAGAGTCGATCGTTTTCGATCTTAAGAGTGACCTCGTTACCCTCCTCGCCGAGAATGATATTACCGTCCTCGAACCGGATATAACTCATAATCTCCCGGTACTCTCTCCGGCGCTCGACGTCGTTCTCGTTTACGGTACTTTCCAGGCTCGTAAACTTAAACTCGAAAAGGTCGTTAAGTTGCGTATAGAGAGTGGATAAAGACTCGACTAACGCGTCGTTATCCACATAATCCGCGAGTACCTCGCTCGTAATACTCGTACTCGTGACGTCGATTAAAGCTCTAAGGCTCTCGATCTCGGTATTAACCGTCTCGGTCTTTACGTAATCCGCGTGGATCGTCTCGACCGTCTTAATAAGAGTATCGTTTTGGTTATTTTTCGTCGCGGACGTATCCGTAAAACTCGAGTACGAATAACCGAGAGTAATCTTATCGTTATCCGGTTTAAGGAGGTCGATAGTTTGCTTTTCCAGGAGATACGAGTCGTCCAGGTTATGAGGCGTACTCGTAATATGGATATAGTCTCCGAGGTCGAAACTATCGATAGAGTGATCCATAAGAGAGAGATCAATCGCCGATAATTCGATCGTGATACTCTGTTTAATCTTTTCACGTAAAAAAGCCTCCGCCTTAGTTTTAAGGTTAGAGGCTAGGGTTACATCGCTCCACGTTTCGACCTTGAATATCCACCCGTAAAGAGCTACGGCGTTCGTATCGTACACATAATCGATACCGTTGTTTACTTCCGCGATCGTGAGTCGAGTTTTTGTTTCGCTTGTATCGTCCTCGATTTCCGCCCCGAGAGGGATAATCGCGGTCGCGATCTCCTCCGCCCGGTTCGTACGAGTAAACGATAAGAGATTCTCCCCAAATTCGATCGATTGATCGCTCCGGTACGGAGAGTCGGCGTACCAATTTATAACACGCGCTCCGGACTCGTTCGAGGTTATAAACAGATAACCGCCTAACATATCTAATAATCGAGTCTGTAAATTTTCCGAGGTCGTTAGATACTCAATACTCGATCGGACGATATAATCGTTCGGATCCGTTACGGTTACCGTACCGACCTCGAATCGCTTACTTTCGTCTACCTGGGAGTTATGCTCCTGGATAAAGAAACGTAAAAGCTCCTCCGGAGTACCGGTAAACGAAAACGGTCGGATAATAGAATCGAGGAGGAACCCGAGTTCCCCCTCACAAGTAAACGTTTTGTCCTTATAGAATCCTATTACCTCGTTAATCACTCGACCGCGAAAAACCAACTCGTCTCCCTTAATCACCGTTACGATACTTTTCATTTTTTGGATCCGATCATAATACGGGTGATCGCTGTACACGGTAAAAACAAACGAGCCGGACTTGTTAAGCTCCTTAGTAATTACGCCTTTGGTAATCTTATAGTCCTCGAGAGTGCTATCATAGATAAGAGTATCGTTTGCGAAAATCTTATACACTATAACACCGCCTCTCTATACGTAAAAATTACCGTACCGGATCCGCTTATCTTTACCGGTGTAGCTCCTTTTTTGAGTGCGAGACTCGGGAGTTTGTACGTACCGTCCTCCAATCCAACCGACGTCGTACCGAAAACGAGCGTAACGGATCCGGTTACTACTAACGTCGGAGTAACCGTTTTACGACCGGCGTTATAAAGTGCGAAATCGGTCGCCGTCGCCGTAGCGGTTACGGTCCTGGTCGTCTCGATTAACGAGTACCGGTACGGTTCACAATTCGCATTAATACGAAAAGATCCGTACGCGCGGTCGTTTTTGACCTCGCTAACGCTACACCGACCGACGAGATAATGATCCGGATCGTCCGGGAGTACGATACTCACCTTTAAACCGTGTACCGCGTTAATAATCTCGTCGATCTTATTCTCGCGCTCCGCTTGCGTCCCGGTCGTTACAAGAAACGTAAAAGTCGCCTCTCGGTTATTGTACATAACCTCGCCGGTTAACGCGTCGGAGAGATCGATATCGCCGTCCCTACCGTCTACCGGTACGCTTACGAGCTTCGGAGTCGGAGGATTAATCGTCATTTCGTTAAGAATGAGATCCCAATCCTCGACGGTATGATATTCGCCTATTTGTATTCCTCGCATATTATACCCTCCTTGCTCTTAACGAGTACGTATTACCGAGAGCCTCGTCGAATTGGTTAATCGTTTCGCCGACCAAAACTCCGCTATCGAGTACGATACTCTGTTTCATGTTCTTAAATGCGCGGATCATTTCGTCCATTTTGGACGATAACGCCATGTTATCCGCGTGGTAACCGGTATCCGGAGCGTTTATAACGCCCGAGATAGATTTCCCCGTCTCGTAATCGAGTAAAGATGTATTACCTCCGCCGGATAATTTCGGGATCGGAATACTCAAACCGGAGAGACTATTTTTCGCGGTATCGACCGTCTCGCTCGCCAATTCCTTAACCGAGGAGAGTACGCTTTTCGCGTTCTTATCAATACCGACCGCGATACCTTGCGGTAAAAATTTACCTACCTCGTCGGCCATAACTCGGGACGGAGAGTTAATTCCGAAAAAGCTCTTTAAACTATTGAGTACGCCGTCTCCGAAACCGCTAATTTTATCTTTGATCCAGGATCCCATATTACTAATACCGTTCCACAAACCGCGAACGATATCGGAACCGATATCCTTAATCTTGTTAAAACCGGCTTTCGCCGTATCGAGTGCGGAGCTAAATTTACTCTTAAGGTTCGATCCTAAATTATTGAACGCGCCGACAACCTTATCCTTTACGCTCGTAAATTTCGACTTAGCGTTACTCCACGCGCTTACGGAGTTATCTTTCGCCTCGGTAAACTTATCCTTAAACCAACCTCCGACCTTAGAGAACGCGCTCGTAACGTTGTCCTTAACCTTAGTAAAGACGGTTTTCGCGTTGCTCCATGCTTTCTCGGAGTTGTTCTTAGCTTCGGTAAATTTGTCCTTAAACCACGAGCCGACTTTAGAGAAAGCTCCGGTTACGTTGTCCTTAATCTTAGTCCACGTCTCCTTAGCCATACTCCACGCCTTTTCCGAGTTGTTCTTAGCTTCGGTAAACTTCTCACCGAACCAATCGCCCACTTTAGAAAACGCGCCGGTAACCTTGTCCTTAATTCCGGACCAAATCTCCCCGGCCTTTTCCCAGGCTTTCGAGGCGTTCTCTTTCGCTTCGGTAAACTTCTCGCCGAACCATTTACCGATTCCTCCGAAAATATTTTTGATACCGTCCCACAATCCGGAGAGAAAACCGCCGATCGCCTCTACGACTGTACTTACGACGTTTTTAAATCCCTCCCACATATTTTCGAAAAATTCGCGGAACCCCTCGCAATTATTCCATAATGTAATAAAACCGGCTACTAAACCGGCGATTAACGCTACGATTAAAACAATCGGGTTTGCTAATAATGTCGCATTAAGTAACGCGATCGCCTTTGTTACTCCCGATATAAGAGCGGAGATACCGAGAGCGACCGCCAATACCCCCAACGCGGTAGCGAGTGCGATAACGACCGCCGTTAAGATTTGCATAGCGACCGGGTGTTCCTTTAACCAATTTAACAAATTGAGAAACGCGGTCGAGACGCTAATAACAACCGGTAAAATCGCCTCTAACGCTTTCGCCTTAAGGTTAGTAATAGCGGTATTAACCGGCTCCATAGTCTTTCCGAGTTGCGCTTGCGTATCCTTTAACTCTAACTCCGCCTCGTTCGCTTCGGTGATACTTCCGGATAACTCGTCGTATTTTTTCTTACTCTCTCCGTACGTATCGTTTAATATTTGCGCGATCATATCCGCGCGTTCCTGGGTAGAGGTAGTTTTCTCGAGTTTCGCGTTAAAGTCGTCCTCGCTAATACCGGCCCAATTAAGAGCGTCGGCGAGGGATCCGGTGATCTTGCCGACCTGGGCGGTCTCGTTTATGGATTCCGTTAACGACTCAATCGGAATAGAGTCGCCGTACGCGGTCCATACGGATATAGCTCCCTCCGCTAACTTACTAAGACTCTCGGTAGACGTACCGAGTCCCATAAGGTTAGTGATAGCGTTCGTAGACATTTGGTCGTCGCTTAAATATCCGTAAAACTCTTTATACTTCTCATTCGCAAACTCTACCGAATAACCGAACGTGTCGGCGGATCCGGAGAGCTTATTTTGCATAATCCGATATTCTTCCGTCGCTTCGGATAGTTCGAAAAGCGAGGAGATAAAATCTCCGATCGCGCTTATAGCCCCCTGGATTGCGTTCGCCGTTAAGTCTGCGAGCGCTCCTTTCATAACGGTAAATCCGCCGTCCATATCTTCGGCCGAATCCGCTACGTCGTCGAACGAATCGGCCAAATCGTCCGCCTCGTCGCCGGTTTTAGATAATTCCTTTTTCATGCTACCGAGAACGCCCTCGGTCTTAATAATCTCACGTTGTAACGCTCGGACTTGCTCCTCCGCTACCTCGCCCTTTTCAAATTGCGCGATAACTTGTTTCTCCGCCTCTTTGAGAGTATCGAGTTTTTTACTTGTTGCCTCGATATTCTGCGTTAAAACGGTTTGTTTTTGAGCTAATAACTCGACATTCGACGGATCGAATTTTAAAGCCTTATCGATTTCTCGGAGTTCCGATTGTAACGATTTACTTTTCTGCTCCGAATCTTCGATCGCTTTTCCGAGTTTGGTAGTATCGCCCCCGATCTCGATCGTGATACCCCGGATATTCTTATTAGCCAAATTTTAACCCTCCTCTCCGAATTGATCTCGTAACGTTTTACGATCCGGAGCGGTTAAATCCAATCGGTACGCGTTCCGTAAATACTCTCGTCCCTTGTCCGTTTGAGACATACGATAAATAACCGCGTCTCTCCGGAGTAACAAATAGTCGATAATATCCAGGTTATCGACGTCCGGGAGGGACATATTCGCGTAATCCGCGACTAAATGCTCGTAAAACGTATAAATCTCGTAGTCTATCCCCTCGCTATCGTCCGACGGATAGTAGGGGAGACTTAGTTTTTTGCTTCGGTAACCGACTTAATAAACTCGGCGTACGCGTTAAAAAAGGCGGTAATATCGTCGATATCAAAAAATCCCTCGAGATACTTCGCCGTAATCTTAATACCGCCCTTATTGAAACTCATTACCTTAGCGCATACGTTATAAAGATCGTCGATCGCGGTCTCGTCCGAGGAGTCAACCTCGAGCGCTTTAAACTCTGCTAAAACCGCCTTTGTCGGTGTACCGATCATTAAAACGGTCTTTTTTTCGTCGTGTAACTTGACCGTAAAATATTCCTTTTTTCTCGTGTTAAAATCCAAAACGTGTGCCATAACTTAACCTCCTATAAATAAAAAAATAGAGCGAGGACGTTATCGCCCTCGCCCTTACCTTTACGCCGTAATACTGTCGTCCGCTTCGATATACTTAATGAGTGTACCCTCGTTATCCTGGGAAAGACATTTAAACTCGGCGTCGATTACGGTCTCGGCGTCCTTTGCAAACGCGAGCGTAAAGCCGGCCTGGTTCTGTCCTACGATAACTACCCAAATATCGCCGTCGATCGGATCCTCATGGTGGAAACAAATAACATAACGGTTACCCTGGGCGTTACCGATACCGCCGATCTTGATCGTACGGAGCTTCTTAGTAGCGTCCTCGGTTACTCTACCGGTGTCGCACAACTTTTCGAGCGTGTTACCGTTAAACGTTAAAATACCACTCTTAAGAGTAGCCTCCTCCTCGGTAATAATCGTCTTAATAACGTAACCGAGATCGTCCTTAGCCTCGTAAAAGGTCGGAGCGTACTCCAGGGACGCGCCTCCCTTAATGTAACCGAGTAAGTTATCCTCGACACAAATAGTGTCTACCTCCGGGACCGTATCGGTATACGGGATAAGATACAACTTACCGGAACCGAGCGTAATTCTTTTCGGTACTTTTGCCATTATTTAACCCTCCTTTTGATAATAGGTAAAGTCATACACGACCTGGTATAATTGCTCCTCCTGGAGCCAGTATCGAGGCTGTTTCTCGTACTCGATCCCGTTCGCGTCGAGTTGATCTTCGATCTTTTTCTCCGCCTCCGGATCCTTTTCGTACTCGTAAAGCTCGATTGTAATGTCGTGTTGACTTAAAAGATTGATATCGTCGCCTCCTCGGCGATAGATAGCGTCGTTAAATATCGCGTAAGTAGTTTTCGGAGGCTTTAAAAAACGGGACTCCTTATAAGGGATCCCCGTCGCTTCGAGTATTTTATTTAACACCTTTTATCGCCTCCTCTACTTTCGCTACATAATCGGCGAGTATCGGTTCGCTCGCCTTTTCGATAAAGTGAGTCCCGTTAGTTCGTCCGCCGTCGCGCGTCGCGTGACCTCGTTCGAGTAAATGGGATAACCGATAATCGGATCCTTTGACGTACCAAACGTACGACGCTCCCCGATCGTTCTCACTTACTTTTTTAGAGGCTATATTGTCCTTATAGTGCTTTTGTCGGTTACCGACCGGCGCGGTCGCCTTAGTCTGTTTAACCAACTGCGACATATGGGTTTTAGCCTCGTTTTTAATCGTTTCGGTTACCTCTTTGGAATAAATCGTAAGCTCCTCTTTGATTGCGTCCGACAAAGAATCGATCGTAACATTAGCCATACGACACCCCCAAAAGTTTAACCGTTTTGTGTTGCTCGAGATAATCGTCGTAATCCTCGATATTGTACGTCCGATCCCGGTAAAGGATCCGGTACATATCGCGACTATCGTCGATCGCCTCAATCTCCGGAAAATACCGGACCTCGAAAACTCGATTAGATCGAGATTGAACCGCCCCGGCCTTAAGATACTCGGATCCGCCCGACTTATTTACTCTCGCGTGGAGAGTAAACTTATCGATCCACTTTTCCGACTCCTCGTCGCGCGTCTGAATGATGATAGGCTTATCGTATACCACGATTTACACCCCCTCACCGGAGGCGCGACTTAATTCTAACCGTAATTGGAGACTCATATCGTCGATCAATCTCCGGACGTTACCGGCGGTCTTTTCGATCATTCCGCGATTATCGTAAAGGTCGCTAATAAAGATTAACGCCAACTCCTTAACGCGAGGATCGTCCGCCGGGTAATTCTCTCCGATCGAGCCTTTAAGGTACGCGTCCGCCGTAGCGATACACCGGTTAACGTTGCGATTAACCATTTCGTCGGCGTAATCGATTCCGAGGTAGCTTAAAACCTCCTCTAAAGTCGGCATACGTCCACCTCCTTATAAGTTCGCGAGAATCGTCTCAATCATTACCGCTTTGGTCTGATTAGTGCTTACGCCCTCGATCCCCAACTCGGAGGCGAGCGCCTCGAGTTCCGCCTTAGTCATTCCGCTAAGATCCTCCTCGGTATAGCTCGCCCCTCTGTTGACACTATAAGAGACCGGGGAGTTTATTCCCCCAAGATATAACCGTAAACGAACGCCTGGGTGTCGCGAGTGGTTACGTCCTCTCTCTCGATTGCGCGGTAGATAGTAAGATCCTCCTCGAACGCGTTGAGGTCGCCAACCTGGGCGATATTGGATACGGTAATAGTCATTAACTGACGATCCCAATATACGATACCCTCCTTAAGGTCGCCCACGATAACCGGGATCTTATTCTCGACGGTCGGTAAATCTGCGTTCGGAACAACCTCAACCGGTACGGAGGTAGCGCCGGCACATAATACGAGCTTCATCGGATCCGCCGGGGACGGCTGTAACAAATACTCGCCCTTATCGTTCTTAAGGGTGTCAAGCCACTGTAAACCGTCGTCATTGGTTACGATCTTAGAGGTCGCCTTAAACGCGGAACCGAGGGTTACGTTAAGAGCTTTCTTAATATCGTCCAGGCCGGCGAACGGAGTAGCCTCCACGGTCGCGATCTGCTCGAGGATCAACTTATTAGCGGTTACGCGAGACTCGTCGCCGATAAACTCGATAAGAGTATTCGCGATATTCGCGTCGGAGTCTGCCAGGAGTTCGTTAGTAACCGGGAAATAACCGGCGTACTTATCGATCTCGTAAGAGATTCTCTCAAACTGCGGAGTATTCTTAGCGCCGATCTTACCGCCCTCGCCGACCTTAGTAAAGCCGGTCTGCTGACTTCTCTTTTTAAAGGTTCTAGCGCCCTTGTTAGTGGTTACCTTTTCCACGGTTACCAAGTGCAAGAGAGACGCCTTAGAGTCGCGGTAATTCTGAATACGAGTCTGAATGTCCTCCGGAACGGTATAACCGCCCTCGGTAGCGGTTCCCTCGTTCATAGCCTTAACGCTAAAACCGTTACGAGCGTCCTCCGCAAACTTAGCGGTAGAGTCCTTTTCCTCGGTCTCCTTAGCCTTTTCCTCGATCTGCTTCTCGTCCGGAGTGTTAATCTCCTTTTCCATCTCATAGAGACGCTTCTCGGCCTCATACTCGGCCTTTAATGCGTCTACCTGGTCCATGATCTCGGACGCCTTACTAACGTCCTTGTTCTCACCGTCCATATAGGACTTAGCCTCGGCGGTCTTTGCCTGGATCTGTGCCATAAGTTCTCTCATTTTCTTATTCATTCTTAAAATCCTCCTTGTTGGAAAAAATAAAGGACTCGAACGCTTTAATCCGGAGATTAGCTTCCAAGTCCTCGTTTTTAGTTTCTGTTACCGGTTCCTCGACCGGCTTTTCCGACGGTAAACCGCCGTAATTCTTTGTCGTACCGGCTCTCGGCTGTGCCGGGACCGCTACAAACGACACCTCGTACGCCTCCTTTACGCCGTCTAACGTAAAGTAACAAGTCGCGATCGTTCCGTCTGCTTTCTCGTACTCCTTGCCCCAATAGTGCATACAATAATGTTTCATATTGTCTACGCCACAAATAGAGCAAACCGCCTTTTTCGGTCGGCATGAGGTAGAGACCTCTTTCTTAATTCCGGCTTTAATGTCCGCGATAAGATCCGCGTTACTCGCCGTCCTAACCATGTAGCACTTAGCAACCAATCGCGCGAACGGTTCCCCGGCCTTAGTTAACTTACCCTCCTCGTAAACGAGGTCGGTATCGTAT